GACAACGCTGTTACTAATAGGAGTAAATTCATTTTTCTATTTTTACGTGATTCCTGTGAACACGGACTTGAATATGTCCATTATACCATTTGTCAGGATTCTCGAGTACCTCGTGTTGGAATTGAAGTTTAGCCTCAAAGTAAGAGGCACTACCTTTATTTAGGCAATAACAGAGGATCTCACGTCTGAAGTTCTCTTTTCCAAGACGTTCTACATCTGCTTTCAATTCATCGGAGGATGACCAATAATCACGCCAATCGGATTCAGACTTAACTTTACGTTTTCTAGTCTTACCCTTTAGTGGTGGTTTGGTTCTTGTACTTTCAGTTAACTTCTTACCAATATATTGGCGTCCATCTACAAGATTTGTTATCAAGTAGACGAACGCCTTATATTTTGGATCTATTTCTTCAACTGGTTCGTTGTTATTATACCATGTCATAATTACTCTTCATCGAAATCCTCTTCCTCCTCATATATATCTGCGCTACACAGAGGACAATAGACGATTTCTTCAGAGGTAAATTCTTCCCCACGAATAGTAATTACACCAATAGCGTTACAACTCTCACATTCGAATTGTTTTTTAATAGACATTAAACTGCCTTCCCCCAAATTTCCTCCCATGATCCCGTCAATGCGCCTTTCGCATAATCAGTGACACGGTTCTCGAAGAAGTTGCCGTGTACTGGTGCGTTGATCATTTCTTCTACCCATGGGAGAGGATTCTTTTTAACTTTAAAAATGCCTTTCATGCCCAATGAAATTAGGCGACGATCAGCAATATACCGAATGTACATCTTCACATCCTCGGTATTTAGGGATCTCATATCGCTACCTGCGAATGACAAGTCAATAAATTTGTCTTCAAGTTCAACCATCTTTTCTGCGATAGTATAGATCTTAGACTTTAGTGAGTCATTCCAAATTTCAGGATTCTCTTGAACGAATGTGCGGAATAGTTTGATCATATTCTCAGCATGCATTGTTTCATCAACAATAGACCATGTAACAATCTGACCCATACCCTTCATCATACCATGACGTGGGAAATTCAACAACATAATGAAAGAACTGAATAGCTGCATACCCTCTGTGAAAGCAGAGAATACCGCAATGTGTGTTGCTGTTGATTCTAGCGTACCATTCTTGCTAGACAACTCAGCAACATAGTCATGCTTTGCTGCCATTTCTTCATATTCAGCAAACTCAGAGTAAGTAGACTCTGGCATGCCTAGTGTTTCAATCAAGTGTGAGTATGCAGCAATGTGCAATGCTTCACGAGCAGCAAAACCAGAAAGCATCATACGAATCTCTGGTTGTGGGAAGTATGGAAGATAATTCTTCACATAACCACCAGCAACGTCAATGTCACCCTGTGTGAAGAAACGGAAAATGTTTGTTAGGAATTTACGCTCAGAATCTGTCAAACGTGATTTCCAGTCTTTGACGTCTTCTGCCATTGGTACTTCAGTATGAAGCCAATGTGCTTGTTCATGTTTCAACCAAGCATCATATGCCCATGGATAGTTGAAAGGTTTAAAGTAATTACGCTCGTCTGTTAGATTTAGTAATTGAGTATTGGTCTTTTTAGGACTCATTGTTGCCATCCTTTTTAATATATGGGTTTGTAACTGGAGAATTATACTTCACACCTTCTTCAACTTCAACACCAAACGAAACCAATGCACGTTCACCCTGTGCATCAATTCTGTGGGGCATGTCAGCTGGGATGTATACGATATCTCCAGGTTTTAGTTCTTCTGTATAATAACACTCTTCTGAATCAATATCATCCAGAAGATTAATAGTCATGTTACCTGTGATTGCCCAAAGTAACACGTTATGATTATCAGTATGCGCAACAGCCTTTTTCTTTGTAGTGAAGGAAGTGAAGATATGTGCGTCAAATATTTTAAGTGTCATATCTTTATTAAGATACTCAATAACCTTTTTGACATCTTCAATTTCTTCTGCTTGGTTCAACTGATAGCTTAAAGTACCATTGGGTGTGCCAGCGTAAATTTCGTCAGCACATTCCCTCAGATGTTTCACCACGACATCCCAACCAAAAGGTTGGATGCCTTTCTTGATGTGGACAGCTTTGCCCTCATCAATATGTTTATTAATAATTTCGATCATTTATCCCTCACAGGCGATACATGCATCACCGTCAGCGATAGATGTGATATCAATTTCTTTCATAATTTCACGCTCGATACGCTTTGACACTTTGTCAGCTTTGGCGATCTTATCTGAACGGCAATAGTACATAGTTTTAAGTCCAGATTTCCATGCCATGAAGTGTACCGCATGAATGTAAACAAGATTACTGTCAGGACGGAAAAACACATTCAATGATTGTGCCTGATCAATAAATGGTTGGCGATCAGCTGCATGCTGAATAACCCAACGTTGATCAATTTCCATTGATGTTTTATATACATCCTTTGTCCAGTCATCAAGATACTTGAGGTGTTGAACAGAACCATCGTTAGCGATAATTGAAGACCACTGCTCATCATACCATCCAACAGGATGTGATTCAGCTTCTTTCTTAATGATCTGATCTAACCAACGATTCTTGTTTAGGTGAGAACCCGATAGAGTGTCTTGGCGATATGCGTTAGCCCGATAAGGTTCAATACTAGGAGAGGTATTGCCCATAAGAATGGAAGAACTAGCATTGGGAGCAATTGCCATGAGATGGCTGAACCGATTACCAGTACCTTCAGCATCAGGTGCTTCACCTCTTTCAGATCCAAGTGCTTGGTTTGCAGCATCTAATTTCTTCCTTACGTTTTCGAAAATAGTTTTATTTAAACCAACTGCCATAGAAGATTCCCATGGAAGATTTTTCTTTTGTAGCAATGCGTGGAAACCCAAAGCACCGATACCAATTGAACGCTCACGCATAGCAGAATACTTTGCACGTTTCACTACTGCTGGAGCATTGTCGATAAAGTATTGAAGCACATTGTCCAACATCTCAGCGATGTCTTTCAAGAACAACTTGTTATCTTTCCATTCTTCATAATGCTCTAGGTTCAGTGAAGACAAGCAACATACAGCAGTACGTTTCTCGTTAGTTGGAAGAATAATCTCGGAACAAAGGTTTGATTGATGTACCTTTAGTTTCTTATCTTTCAACCACTGGGGTAGATGGCGATTGGATGTATCAATAAAGTGTAGGTATGGCTCACCTGTAGTCATACGCAACTCTAGAATTTTCTGCCATAATTTGCGAGCAGAAACTACCTCACGAACCTCACCACTGTGGGGATCTTTCAACTCCCAGTCATCATTAGCATCTGAATCTTTCATACAATTCTCAATGATTTGCATGAAGTCATCAGTAATGTTTACTCCATGGTGTAAGTTCAAGCAGCGCATGTTTTGGTCGCCAGTTGGTTTACGTAGTTCCAAGAACATCATAATATCAGGATGAGAAATATCCAGATAGGCAGCGTAAGAACCACGACGAGTCCGACCTTGACGATAAGCCAAAGAAGAAGCATCGTAAATTTTAAGGTGAGGCATAACACCAGTAGACTTATCGTCAGCAGAACGAATACCAAAACCAATACCAACACCACCTCCCAACATTGATAGCCAATTTGTTTCAGATAGATTGTCAACCAATCCTTCTGCAGTATCTTCAATGTAGTTTAGAAAACAACTAATTGGCAAACCACGCTTACTTCGTCCATAGGAAAGGATAGGTGTGCTATACGACAACCAGTGTCTGGATGAATAGTCGTACAACCGCTGAGCATGCTCAGGATTAGAACCAAAAGTACTTGATACATAAGCAAACCTCTCTTGTGGAGATTGCTCATCATCCTTCATATAAGACTCTCGTAGACGAATCAGTCCGAGTTCATCGAACAGTGCATCTCGAGAGTAGTCGACCTTTACTCCATGTACGACATCATTCATAGTTTATTCTCTCCAATATTTCTTTTAATTTGTAAATTCATCGGCTAGAGGGAAAATCTTGGCAATTGCTTTACCAATTTCTCTAGCAATTTCGATATGTTCTAGTTGTGTTCCATTAGCGGAACGCAAATCAATATAATGAATCCATGAACGAATAGTTCCATTCATATACATTCGTGAAATAGTATTACCTTCTGGTAATACAGCACGTGCTTGCTCTTTGGCAATACCTTTAGAGATAGCCCATTGGTATGCATTGTTCGCTTCTGTGATCACACGGTTCTGCATCTGTTCCCAGCCATACGCAATTTGCCGTCCTTCATCTGTATTGAGATCAATCTCAATAGAGTTCTGACGGTTTTTAGTGTCTTGTAGACGTGCCTCACGTAGAACAAATTGATCACCCATGAGTGCAGGATCAGCGTAACGCTGTGAGAATTCTTGGAAGGAGAATGAACGATGACGAAGAATTTGGCGAGCAATATCACGTGTAGTTACAATTTCCATACACGCAGAAACCATTTCAAGTGGTGACCAGTGCGCATTATTAACAAGGTATTTGATTAGTTTTTCAGAACTTGCGGTATTCATCTGGTTCGTGGGATTTGATACCCTCGCACAGAACGCAACTAACTCTTGGATGTCGTCAATACCTTCTTCTGAAAGATCTTCTACAGGTTGAGAGTAGCTAATCAATTTCACTTTCATATTTTTTTCCATGTGCTATATTCCAATTTCGCTTCAATCCCATGATGGGTGTTGTTATCTATTATGCTAAGAATTTCATCTTTGCTCATGCCTGCAAGAATCATTTCATTGATATCTTTTTGTTTCACAGTATTCGGAAACATGCATACATTATACCCTAGTTCGATGTTTTTGTCAACAATACGAACTATCTCTTTATTGCGTGGTTCATTATCCATTACGATAGTAGCATTAGTCATGATTTGCCGTAAAGTTGGGCTGTCAACTGAAGACCCTGAGACTGCGATGCAGTTCGGCAAAAATAAACTATCAATTGGACCTTCAACAACGTAGATTCTCTTGCTGAAGTCAACTCTATCTATACCATAGATTCTTTCACAATCTTCATCTATCTTAATGGTGTAATACTTAGGCTCTTCTTTTCCAAATGATCTCGCTTGAAATGCGATAACCTTCCCATGCTTATTAAAGAATGGGATTATCAGACGTGGGTGATCGTCTTTGATTGGTTCTTGGAATTTTGGAGTTACCGTGTTGGTGTATGCTTTGAATTTTGGTGCGAGATACAAAAGGTTCCATTTGTCCTTAGGTATCATCCGCTTCTCTACCCACTTAGCAACAGGATGGTCACTTTTAAGAGAATCGACACGTATAAGTGTCGATAACACATCATCGGACAATTCTACGTGACGTTCTACACCTTCAGGTGCTTGTGTGTCGTTGACGAAACTGCTAATATCTTTGTGGGAGTTTTGAGGACGTGCGCCTTCCTTGTACCGTTCCAGAACATACTGGTCGTACAGGTAAGAGTCTACGTATTTGATTAAGTTTCCGAGATTTGTACCATAACTGCAGTTATGGCATTTGACAAACAGATCTGATTTCTGGCGATAGATGTAACCACGTGCTTTCAGTTTGTTTCTGGAGGAATCCCCACAAACTGGACAACTGTAGTTCCAGAGATAGTCTTTTTTCTGTTTGAAATTTCTTAGGCGTGACCCAAGAATCTGTGCGTATTTTGTATCAATGTATAACATGGCATCCCCAACTCATAAGAGAAGTATACCATAATTATACTACAATGTCAAGTATTAGGCAAGCATAGGGAATATTTTTGCGAGAATAAATCCGAAACCAACACCAACGCCCATCATCCACCAACGCCAGTTTTCAAGCGATCTCATTCTGTTTTCTAGCACTGAAATGTCTGTTTGTATTTCTTTTTGTATTTGCTGATGTTGTTCTTGTGCGCTTACTTGCTGTTGATTGTACTTTAGCTCTAAACGCTGTTCCATCTGATGAAGTTTATCCGACATATCTCCGAATAGTTCTGTTATTCTTTTGTGTAAGATTTTAATATCATCTTCAGATTCATCATGGGTTTTTTCGAGAACTGTAAGTCTTTGCTCATGTACAGCGAGAATCTTTCCAATGTCATTACTGACAATAGTCATTTTCTCCAAAGATTGGTCAATCTTACCAACAACTGTCTTTAGTACTTCTAGCTCTACCTCGTTACCCATTTTACTCAATCCGTTTTGTTGTTTGTTTCGTAGTACTCTTGATACTTGACAATGATTTCTCTTTGTTGTTGTATCAAGATTCTCATTTGACTAACTGTCATTGATAGTGTTTGATAGTCATCCGTAGTGATAGAGAATAAAACTGGATTCTGTCCAGCTGCTTCTATCTTAGTAATCTGTTCTTCAAAATTTTCACGTGTGACTACCACCCAAACAAACCTTTCAGCTTTTATTGGATCTGGTAAAGCAATATTCAATGGTGTGCGTTCTTCCGCTTTTACTACTACTTCAACAGGTTTAACTTCTTCCCTGCTGAATAGTCCAAAAGAGGAACAACCGCTTAGGCTAGTTACCAAGAATAGGCTGGTAGCTAGGATTAGCGATTGACGGACACTCTTTATTAATTTCACTTGGTTTAGTCGCATTCTTTTCCTGTTCTGTCAGTGGAGCACCAGAGGCAATCTCCATACATCTTAAAGCATTAATAGTACCTGCGTTGATAATTTTCTCAATCAATGCAGGCTTTGATTCAGCGAGACCACCAAAGTCTCTCGCTGCACCACTTGACGATCTAGCAAAACGATCTCTTAAAGAGTTCATATCTGCTTGTGCAGCTTTCAACTTACCAGACAGATCTTCATTAATCTGGTTAATTTGGGCAAAGTCTTGTTTCATCTGCTCGACCACTGCCTGTTGATCTTGAATTGCTTGCTCATATTTTTTAGCATTCTCTCCAGCGATCGCTAAATCTGCCTTCAGATTACTTATGTGCCATACACCACCAAAGACTAACATAACAATGATTAATACACTAATTATTTTTATTGCTGATCCAAGACCAAACATATTCACCTCATCTGAGCAAATGACTTCAAAGGCTCAATTTCTTTTTTACGTTTAACAAGTTTACCAGTTTTAAGTGGCATGTCCATACCAGCAACCGTTCCTTTATTGGCACCTGCTTCGCCACCTAGAGCGATACCAGTGCCACCAGAATTTGCTGGTGCTTCTTCTTCGAGCGATTCGTAAAACTTACGAACTGCAATTTGTTCTTCTACTAGCACTGCGCCTGTATTTAGTACAGACATTACCTTATCGAATTTCTCGCTTAAGATTGTTGTGCTTGTTACTCTGCTACCTTGCTGATAATGTTCTTTTACTAAGAACAAAGCAGCAATCATTGACTTAGTTTTGCTCTCGCCTCCAGGAAGTTTATTGATAATCTTCTTCATGTTAAAAACGAGACGGTGTAAATACGTATATGCGTCTTTTTCAGCTGTAGTCTTTAGAGTTGTAGCCTTACGTAGATTTTTACCTTTAGAATCGATGATGCCTTCTTTATACGCAGGGGTGTCCTCGAAATTTGTTGTTAGCAATTTCAAGACTTTGAAAGCAAGTAAATTGTCTACTATGCGACTCATTAGATATTCCTTAATACAGATATAACATTTTCATCCAGTTTTACATCTGATAGCATTATGTTAGAATCTGGAATCTGTTCTGGCATTCTTTCCAAGTATAACAAAAACGTAGTTAAAATAGACCAATCTTCCTGTTCTATTTTATAAAACAACATCCGTGTTGCTGATAATCCAAAAACATTATACAATACAATTAGATGGTTTAAAATTAGCCTCTCTCTAAGATCGCCATTTACTTTATATCTAGTAAATAACTTCTTAATGTAAAGAAACCGTTTCAAATCATCTTCAAACTCCTGTACAGAATGACATTGAATATTGTCATAGTTCTGTATAGCAAAAGTCATAAATGTATCGTCATTTAATGCAATCATCTATTCAACATCACATGATGTATGGGGGATCGCTCCCCCATTATGTTAAAATTAATCTACGAATGTTAGTGTAGCAGCAGTTGATGTTACCTGAGCAGCACCTGCGTCTGAATTCAACACAACACGATACTGATCGCCATCTTCAGCAGCAGTTTGCCCTGTCAATGCGATAGTTGCTGATGTTTCTCCAGAAACGTTTGCCCAGCGAGTAGCACCTGCAGCTTTTCTCTGCCACTGGTATGTAACTGTACCAGTAGTTGCTGTAGCTGTGATGCTGAATGTAGCACCACCGCTTGAGGTGTTCTGACCAGCTGGTGGTGCGCTGATGCTAATGGTTGATGTAACGTCAGCTACAATTGCGTCGTCAGCAGCGTCGCCAGAAATAGAAGTTGGTGTTGTCATAGCGACA